ACTGGAATGTATCCGCCTTGATTTATTAAATATTGTGTGTGATCTGCTGTAGGATCTACGATACTGAGTGTGGTTTCGTTTGCGTCTGCTGTAGCACCTTCGAATATAATAGCATTCTGCGCATTCATTGTTACAGTATCTACTGTAGTTGTGGTTCCTGCTACAGTTAGTTTAGGAACTAATAGTTCTCCTGTGCTTGGATTGTATCTCAAAGCTCCTGTGTCATCTAGTAATGCATCTGATTCGTCATGAAAGACTACAGGGAAATTAGTATTTGCACTACTGTCTGTGACTGTAGCTTTGGATGCTGTGCCTGTTACATCTCCAACAAAAGCTGTTGATGTGATGCTTGTAGCTCCTGTGACTACGCCTGCATCTACATTGATTGTGCCGTCTAAAACGATAGCTGAACCACTTGCAGGTGTAAGGTTTAAAGCACCAGAGTTTGCTGTAATAGTATTACCATTGACACCAAGATTATCTACTGTCAAGGCTGTCAACGTACCTAGGCTTGTTATGTTTGTTTGTGCTGCAGTCGTTACTGTAGCTGCTGTACCTGAAGTGTTTCCTGTTACATTACCAGTTATATTACCTGTAAATGTTGAAGTAACACCAGTACTTGTTAGCATTCCTGTACTAGGATTATATGTTAAGCCTGTGTCTGTTTCAGCACCTTGAGAGCCTGTAGCTCCATCGACAAATACAGGATATACTGTTTCGTCAGTACTGTTATTAGCAGAAGCTGTGAATAAATCTGCTGTTCCTGTTGTATCTTGGTTAAGTGTACCGATTACAAAGTCTAGTGTATTATCTCCGTCTTCATAAGTTACAGTAATGTTTGTCTCTGTATTAGAGCTAACCATTGCACCGACTGTATCGGCTATATATTCATTTAAAGCTGTTCCGTCTACTGTATATGCATCGGCTTCTAAGGTTCCATCAATATCTGCGTTACCACTTATATCTAGTGTAGCTGCATCTAGTTCACCACTAATGGTTATGTTTCTACCACCAGTAATGTCTATATTTGAATCTGTGACAATAGCTTTACTTGCTATTACTGTACCTGCTGTTATACCATCTATTGTTTCTAGTTCTGCTTCGTTAATAACAGCACTACCAATAGTAAAGCCTGTTCCTGTAATAACTCCAGATGAAGTAATTGCACCAGAGGCTACTGTTCCTAATCCTGAAACATTTCCGCTTGTATCAAATGTATAGTTTCCGTCTGAGAAAGTTCCATCAATAGTTACATTTCTAAATGTTCCTATGTCTTTATTTGAATCTACGACTACTGCTTTACTTGCTGCTACTGTTCCTGCTGTTATTCCATCAAGAAATTCTAATTCAGCTTCTGTTAATTCAGCACCTGAACCAAGCGTAAGTGTTCCTGTAACTGTTAGATTATCATTAACTGTTGTTTCAGATGTTGTATGACCGATTGAAATCGGCACACCTGAAGTTACAGTACCAATAGTGATACCATTTGAGGTATTAGAATTATCTATATTTAATGAAGTAGTAGCATCAAGTGAAATAGTTGTGCCGTCTACTGCAAGTGTTCCATCTATATCTGTGTTGTCTAAATTAGTAGTTCCATCAATATCTGCATTGCCGCTAATATCAAGTGTTGCAGCATCTAGTTCACCACTAATGGTTATATTAGTACCACCAGTTATTGCACCATCCATTGCAACAGCACCATTAATATCAATAGTAGTTGCAGTTAATTCAATCTCTGTGTCTGATACTAAGTCTAGTACACCATCTGCTGATTGATAAATATAAGTACCTGAATCACCAAACTGAAGTTGGTCAGTACTTGAAAGAAGAATTCCTGTGTCGGCTACGTGTGTTAATGATACATCTTGATCATCTCCGAAGTTTATTACTGCACCATCGGCTAAGAATAAATCTGAAAACTCTAAAGCACTTGTACCTAGTGCTGCACCATCAGATGCATCAGGTACGAAAGCTGTAGTAGCTGTTATTGTTGTTCCTTGTATTGTGCTTGAACCTGTGATAGCTCCTGTGACTGCTAGAGTAGATGCCATATCTACTGCACCATCAATGTCTACTACATCTAAATTAGCTGTACCATCAACATCTATGTCTCCTGCAATATCTAAACCTGCTGCACCTGCTAAAACCAAATCATCAGCAGATGTATCCCAAAGCATATAAGCACTTGCTGTATCTCCAAAGAATTTAACATCATAGCCTGTGTCATCAACACCTACAGTTATTGTATTATCGACTTGAATAGCACCATCAAGATTTGTAGTGCTTGAAACTGTTAAACCATCTGTAGTAATTGTACCATCGAAGTAAGCATCTTTAAATTCTAATGAGCTTGTACCTAAGTCTATATCGTTATCTGTTACTGGTACTATTGCTCCGTCTTGTATTCTTATTTGTTCTACTGCTGCTGAAGATACTTCTACAAATACTCCCCAACGATTATTTGTGCTATCTGCAACAATCTTATTTAAAAAGTCTAAATCTCCAATAGTATGAACATTACCACCTTCTGCTGCTGTTCCATCATGTTGATGTCCAGTTAAAGACGAAGTTGCTGAATATGCAAAAGCATTTACTAATTGGTTGTATTCGTCATTAAACAGAGCTGCAGTAATGGTATCGCCATCACTAAATGAACTCTGTCTTGTATACGTTAAAGTCATCTATTTATCTCCTACCTGATGGTTCATAATTTATATATAATCCGTTAATTGTATATGTTGAGTTTTGATCATCGCTAAATATTCTAAATTTAGCAGTATTTCCGCTTCCTTGTACTGCTTGCCTAGTCATTGGATTTGCAGCAGCACCAAAAACACTTGTATTAAAAATTCCTGATCCAAATATTGCAGGATTAGGAATACTATCTAAAGTATAGTCTCCTGGTTGTGGAATATTTGTATCTTCATAATCATAACGAACTCTTAATGTTGGTTGTACTTGTCCTTCTGGACTTACAGATACTTTTACATATTTTAAAGTTTTTAAAGTTCCTAAATCTCCAAAATCTATATCTGGTGATTCATACTCAGCATCAATATTAGTAGCTGTTCCTGCTGGATTAAACTGATCTCCTGTATCGTGATTATAAACATATCCTGTATAATCTCCATGATATATTTTTTCTATATTATCTTTATCAAATCCTGATGTAAAGCCTTGGCTTGCTTGTATTCCTAATAATTCTGCCCATTCAAACCTGCTTCCTCCTTCTGGTGTTATTCTTAGTGTTCCTATAACTCCTTGAGATACTTTTGTTGCTGTGCCAGAACCACCATAAAATAATCGATACTGTGATTTTTTTCTAATAACTGCACTACTAATATTATATGAACTAATATTTGTTGCAATATCTGTAAATATAGGCTGAATTTTTCTACTTAAAGAACCAAGCTCTACGTCACCGATTCTTGCTGTACCTGCTACAGTACGAATACCATCAGGTGCTAAGAAAAGCAACTGTCCTCCTACTTCTTGAATGCTTGCGCCATCTAAACAACCAATATTCTTAGTAATAGGTGTTACTGTAATTGTAGAAGCATTATTAATATTCTCTAATTTATAAATACTATTTCTACAGAAAATTATTAAGTCATCTCGGAAACTTCTTAAACCAACTACTTGATCATCTAGTAAAATGCTTCCTGATCCACTTGATGTAAAATCATCTATATCGCTTGTTCCACTATAATATATAGTATTTTCTGATGTTCCTGCTCCTCCGACAACTAAATGCTTATCATGGATTACACAATATTTAGGATAATGTGTTCCGCTTACTGTAATCTCTTTAGCAAAAAATGTTCGAGTATCTAGATCTCCAGTACCTGTCATCTTAAAATAAAATGGTTTTACACCTGTACCTCTATCAGTTATAATTAATTCACCATAATCTGTATCGCCTTCATAAACTGCAAAATCTGCTTGTCCTTGTGATGTTCTTGCTGCAGCACTACGACCACCAAAAGTACTATAATTATCTCCACCAGCATCTACACTAGCTTTATTTATCTGTAACCAACTATCTCCGTCTTGACTAAAATATATATTTGTTCCTGAACAAGCTATTACTCCGTCTGCATAAACTTGAAGACCTAAGATAGCATTTGTACTATTTGGTCTTGTTCCATCTCCTAATTGACTATATCCATTAATACGTCTATAGCCTCCTTTTGTAGAAACTTCAAAATTTTGCAAACGAGTAGCTTCGCCTGGAGTACGAAGTAACTCCAATTGGCTTGCTATTTTATTCAAGCCTCCTTGACAAGCTAATGCAAATGGTTGTGATTGTGCCATATCGTTATACTGCTCTTACTCTATCGTCTGTCATATATTTAGGTACAGGATTTAAAAGATTGGATCTCATTTGTCTTAAACCTTTTTTGTAATCATCTAATGCAAAAGCCGAAGCTTGCGGATTATCTTTAAATTGCCACATATAATATCTAGCTCTTGCCAATAAAACTGGTGTATACATATCTGGAAATACAATTGCATCTCCATGTGCGCTCAATGCTGTAGGCAAATCCCAAGCAAAATACCACACTCTATAAATCTTTTTAGGAATAGGGCTTAATCCAAACTTACGACCATCTGTACTTCTAAACATAACATTAGGTTCTCCCCAATTTTGAGCATCAGCATCATCTATATTTTCTGCTGCTCGTCTAAAGTCTTTCCAATCTTCAAGCATTTTAAAAGGAAGATTCCTGCTTACATAGGGAGCAGATTCTCCACTAACTCCAATAGTTGTCAGATAAAAATCATCCCAATTTACAGCACTATAATCTGTAGTTACTGCACTAGAAGCTGCCTTTAGTTCGTACCAACGAGTTCCTGCTACAGTTTCAACATAAACATTTCCGTAGAAAGGATCTGTTGCTCCGCTTTCACCTGTTGCTAAAAATGACCAACGAGGTTCTGCGCTAACTATATCGTGATATGCTCTATTTACGCAATCTTTAACGTGCTGCTGTATACCGACAGCACTTGAAAAATTTGCAGAGGTTAATACAACTTCATTTGATTCACGCAATAACTCATTTGATAATTGTAAATAAGTTGTTGCCATTGTTAGTCTTCTACTGCAATATCTTGTTGTTCGTCTGCTTCTCTATTCTGTTTGTCTTCAGAGTTTTCGGGATAGCCTTCCATTTCTTCAATGTTTTTATATTCAGCTATACCTACTGCTCCTTTTCCGTATCCTATACCTTTTGGCATAATGATTAACTCCTATTATGTTTTTTGACGAGTATAATTTTTTTGATTCTTTCCATTCTTACCAAAAATTCTATCCCAACCTTGATGATATTTTTGTTTATTTTCTTTGCTATAAAACTTAGAAGATAAACCTAATTTTCTGTTGCCTTTCTTTTTATTTTTAAAGACTACAGGATTTTTGTCGTTTCCTATTTGTGGCATATAAACCTATCCTATATTTTAAGTATGGGGAGAGTAAACATTAAATTTCTCCCCCACATACCATTTTTCTTGCGCTTAACTATTGATTAGTCAATTACATAAAAAGCTTTTACTAAAGCTTCACTACGAAGAACGTCTGCACCATAAACGTGCAAACCTCTTACGATGTCACCAAAACTGGAAGGATCACGAAGAACCTCAGTTTGTGTGATAGCTTGGGCTGTAGCCGTAGAACTAATATGTCCTGCAATACATTTGCCTGTCGCATTTGACGTTGCAGCAATATTGTTGGATTTATACATATTAAAACCACGTAGCTTTCCACTTGATACTAATCCGTTGCGAAGCGAACCCATTCCTGCGTTGTAGTCTACTGACATGAGTTTAGAGCCAGATGCTGATAACTCTTCATAAAAATTAGGAAGAGCGCAAAACCATCTACCTTCTTCAGGGATGTTTTGATCATCTAGTAAACGTGCCATTCTTGCCATAAGGTTGAGAGCATCTACACCTGTACCATCAGAACCAAGCAAGTCTACAGAAGACGTTGCATGATCCATGTTAGTAACAGTAGTTGAGCTATCCGAAGCGATAACATTATCGGGGGAAGAGCTTGATACTCCAGCAAACATTTCAGCAAGTACACCTTCATCAAAAGCATCTTTCAATGCGTAAGCTGCAGCAGACGATGCTGCTTCTTTCCAGTTTACATGAGACATTGATTTCTCAATATCATCAACTTTGAATTTGAAAGCGTTAGCTACATCAACAGTCAAGGTTTCTTCGGCATCAGTCAACTTCGTTTGCGTTATGTCAGCACCACGCTCATACTGATAAACAGTAATCGTTGGTTCTTTGACGATACGCACAGTATCTCCGAAAGCAGATATATCACCAGAATAATCGGTGTTCGTAATTGCTTCTGCAACCGAGGCTTTTCTAAAAAAGTTAAGTACCTTCTTGGAATAAACCTTCGGCATAAAGAATGCATTAGTCTGTCCACTTACGGAGTTCGCGAAGTTGGCATCAGTATCAGTTGACGGCTCAAATAGAGCGTCTGATTGATTATAAGCCATTTTATTTACCTTTAATTGTTAAAGATTAATATTAAACACGCACTCTACCTTCTTCAATAGCACGATCTATCTCGGATTCGAGACGATCAAACTCATCCATAGGTAAAGCAGCGATCTCCTCTTGAGTCCATATTTTAGGCTGTCCTAGATTAGTATCTACTGTTGTAGTCTTCGTAGAAACCATATCAGCAGCCTTTGAGTTGGAACTCTTATTAGACTTCTTTCGAGTCTGTTTGTTCTGTGATCTTGCACCTATTAATCCCATATCCTGTTTAAATAAATCAATTGCTCGACTTGCTAAACCGACATTATGCGGATTATTATAAACCCATGCTTGAATATCTTCTTGTTGTGATTTTGCCCAATCGTGAAATTCATCACTATCTCGAATAGCTGTAAAATCAGGATGTTTATTCAACAATTCAGATTCTGCTTCTCTTCTTACGGCTACTGATTCACGTTCTTGTAAAACACTTAACTGAGCTTTTAACTCTTCAGTCTTGGCTTCACTCTGTAAATGTGAAACAGTTTCAACCACATCATAAACATCTGGATACCGAGCTTTAAAATTTTCGAGTTCTTTTAAAGTTTTAGGAGCTTTATACTCAGGTCGTGAAGCAGTTGCTTCGTCTATGAGTTCTTGCTCTCTGCCTCTAAACTCGTTTAGCTTAGAATCGTAATGCTTTTTCAAGTCATCGTACCTTTTTTTATAGTTAGGCTTTTGATAAGGTTTAGCTTTTTTTGCTGCTGGTCGTTCTTCTTGTTGGTCGCTCTCTTCCTCTTCTTGTTGAGCAGGTTGAGGTGCAACAAATAAACTATCAGCAGTTTCAACACCACCTGTAGGCATAACATCATCCGTATGCCATGATTTTTTCAAATTATACGGATTAGGTACTGGTCTATTTTCTTGTGCTTCTTCACTAGAAGCAACATTTTCTTTATCAGTCATTTTTTTACTCTCCTTCCTTCGGGCTTG